CAATGAAAGAATTTATAAAAGATTATATATTAAGTCAAGTAACACCAACAACACCAACTAATGAAATACAAATATTAAATCAATCAGAGCAAACCTCTGAAAACTTTGGTTATAGTTATGTACAAACAGATAATAATGTTGTTTTTTATGCTAATACTGAAAACGGAATGATGTTTTATATTTATGATAAATACTTTAATTTTGTAAAACAAGAGGAACTCACAACAAATCATTTAAGAATAGTAGGAGAAACACTCAAAGTAGATGAAAATGGCAACTTTTATATGGTGGGATATGTTACACCAACAAATTCAAATGTAGAAGTTTATGCGTTGATTTTATTAAATGATTTAGTTCAAAATACAGCTCAAATAAGAAAGTATTACAAATTAAGTGATTACGGAATAAATCAAGAAATTAAAAATTGTCAAAAACGTATTGGAAGTGCAGATTATCTATTTGTATATGAAAAAGAAAGAATAGTAAGTGAAACATATTACTGTGATTTAACATTTGTACAACTTACGATAAGCGTTCAAAGTGGAAATTCTAGCACAACATGGGCTTATCAAGGTTATCAAGTCAATCAATCAACTTATGGAGCATTTTTAGGAATTGGTTTTCAGTACAATCAAGAAGCTAGCAAAATTCTAATAGTAAACTATGGTGATACTGATTTTAATAGCAGGGTTACTCTGATTGATTTAGGCGAGTGGAATGCAACAGGGACAACATATTTAACAATCGGAAATGGAATAGCAATTGATAAAATGCTTGATACAGAAACGTATCCTAATATGACAAATCAAAGTGTTATTGTTAATGGAATACAAAGTATTACTTTCATAAATAGCTATGATAAATATCTTGCACAATATAATATAGCCGATAATTTTACAACAAAAATCACAAAACAAATTACTACAGATGTTCCCTCTAAGTTTGTATTGACTCAGAATTATATTGGTTATATGAGTGGCTCACAAGGAGATTATACTTTAAATCTAAAAAAATATGAGCTTACTGAAAATAATATATTAATTTCAAATGATATTTTAAAAATTCCATTTGACTTTGAATATGATTTGTATTATGTAAGTAAAGTTAATTTAATAAATATGAATGTTTATAATTTAACATCGCTTGCGTTTGTATTAATTGAAGAAGCGGGGACAGGAGTTACAGAAATTGTACAAACAGATAATAGCATTGAAGAATATTCTAGTTATGATAGCTTAGTTCCAAACTATGTAAATTTATATGATGGGAATATTTTATTTAGTAGAAAATTGACAAATGAAAGTATAATAGGAAATCAAATGTCAGCAGAAGTAAATGTTCCTTATTTAATGTTGAATAGAACAATATCTGTTGAAAAATTGATTAGTAAAACATATAAAGTAATCTCAGACGAAACTAGAACAATAAATAAAAATGTTTATGAAAGTTTATATTTAAACTTTATAAAATACATAAATGTTATAGACAATAATTTTGGTAAAAGTGAATTACAAAACGATATATCTAGCTTATTAGTACAAAGTATATTTAATAAACCACAGCAAAATTATAATAAAGCACCAATTGGATATGCAAGAATATTCCTTAAAAATGGCAAAAATTCTGTAATTAGTATAGGTCAAAGTGCTATAACACAAATATCACAATATGAATATCAAATATCAATTGCAGTAAACGGAAACAATGCAGATAAAATTCAAATATTAGCCAAAGATAAAAAAACACCTTATGTAACAATACCCTTGCATAATGTGAATAAGGTAATTTTAATAAAACAAAATTTCAAGATAGAGGAGGTATAAAAATGCAGATAACTTATGACGATAAAGTTTCATTAACAACAAGCCCTTTGCCAAGAGCTAATAAAGCGACAGCAGAAGATTTTAACGAAATAAAGCGAGTAGTAAATGCAAACGCAAGTGCAACAATAATTACAACAGCTAATACAGACTTAAATGATTACACAGAAACAGGATTATATTATTTTCATACTAATTATGTTCCAACAAATATCCCAGCAGGTACTAATGGGTGGCTTATGGTTATAAAAGGAAATGGAAATAGTGTGATAAAACAAATTTGGTCAAGGCAAGGAACACCTAATACTAACGATTTTGAAACATATATAAGAACCAAAAGTGGCACTTGGGGAAATTGGCAAAGAGTTATGGTAGAAAATGATTTGTATTATAAAGCGGGTGATAGTGCTACAATAAATTGGAAAAGTGGAGGCTTTTTAACATCAGCGGCTACAGAAATTCAGTTTTCTATTCCATTACCTAAAAGAATACCAAGTGGTGTAACGCCAACTATAACATCGGGCAAAATATATGTAAGATTACCAAGTGGAGGCTATCTTTTAAACAATGTAGATATTACACTTGATAATACTATAACACTTAAAAGTTATGTAAATATATTAGATGTTATATTAAAACACTCATCAGCTTACCAAACCACCAACAATATTCCGTTAGCAATACAAGTAGCGGATTTAAAAATTAATTTTACATAGAAAGGAGTTAAAGATGGAATTTCAAGTAAACACAAATAATGTTATATTAGCTCAAATAAATCAAGTAGAAAGTGGGGAGTATAATGTAACAGAATGTAGATTTATTTTTTCTAGTGAGTATGAAGGATTAACAAAAATTGCAGTATTCTCAGGAGCAAATGGAGACGCATATAAAATAACAATTTTAAATAATAAATGCGAGATACCAAGCGAATTATTAACAGAAAGTCAAATAGTTCAAATAGGAGTATATGCTTATGAAGTACAAGGCACAGAATTTGTGTTAAGATACAGCCCTATGCCAACAAGATTTATGATAGAAAAAGGCTCTTATGTAGTAAACGCAGTAAACATGAGCAGACCAACACCAACAGAAGTAGAGCAACTTCAATCTCAAATAACACATAACGCAAATAATATAGAAGACTTACAACAAAATGTAAGCGAAAATACTACTGCTATAGAAAATTTACAAAATGATGTAGGTGATATTCAAACAGAACAAACAGAACAAAACACAAAAATCAAAAAAAATACAGATGATATTGTAAACATAAATCAAGCAATAGACACTATTAATACAGACATAACAGATATAGATAGTGCTATTGGCGATATAAATGAAGATATAGACAATTTAGAGCAAGACCTAACAAACTATTCACTTATAACAGAAACAGGCTCACAAATCAATTTGAACGTAAATAGCACTAATTACCAAATAACTGCTATATTAAAGGACAAAAATGGAAATGTAATATACACTTCTAATGCGATAGACTTACCAATTGAAAGCATGATTGTAAATGCAAGATATGACAATACAACTAAAGAAATAGTATTAACATTGCAAAATGGAAATACATTAAGAATAAGCGTAGCAGATTTGGTGAGTGGATTAGTTAGCGAAACCCAATTACAAACAATACTTGCAAATTATTATAATAAAACAGAAATAGATAACCTATTAAGTAATTTAGCTGAAAGAGTATCAACTAATGAAGAAGATATAGCAGACATTAAAGAAGAACAAACTACACAGAACACTAATATAGAAGAACTACAAAATCAAGTAGAAACCTTACAAGAAGATTTAAACAATGCTAATGCTGAAATAGAAGAGTTAAACACAGACATAACTAATATGGCTAAAGCAATGTACAAAGTAGACGGACAAGGTTCAGATATTACACTACAAAATACAAGTGAAAATAAATTTGTAGAGTTTGGATTAGAGGGAAGAACAGAGCAAGAGCAGTTAACTGGAAAGAATTTAGTAAATGTTGCAGATAGGACTATAAATGCTAGCGGCTATGACCAATATTTAATAAACAATTATGATATTGATAATTCTAAAAATTATGCAATTAGTTTTGATTATGAATTTGTTAATACAAGCTTTTCATCAACTGGAGCAATAATAATGTTAAAAAAAGACAGTAATTATACATCGTTAGTTGCAAGTACTGCAAGTACAACTGGTCATATAACAGCTAGTATTAGTGGAACAAGCAAATTAGGCTTATATGTTACAAATAGATTTGAAAGCGGAACAATAAAAATAAAAAATGTAATGTTAGAAGAAGGCTCAACAGCAACAGACTTTGAACCATATTGTCGGACGGAATACCAAGCCCAAGCCCAGACTTTCCACAACAAATTAAAAATGTAACAGGTAATGCTAATGTTAAGATACAGAATAAGAATTTAGCTTGGAATGGTTGGGCTCAAGATTTTGTAAATAGAGTAAACAACAGAAATAATGCAAGTATAATAATAGAAGATAATAGAAATTGTTTATTTTACAAAAATTCTATTGGTGGAACAATGGTATTTAATCAAGATTGGAAAGAAAATACACAATATACATTTAGTTTTTATATTAAAACAAATTATAGTCCTAATTTAATGATAGAATACACAGATGGAACAACAACACAAATTAATAGAAGTTTAATTACAATAAATAGTTGGAGCAAAATAGAAGTAACATCAAACGCAAATAAGACAGTAAAATATTTGAGAGGTATAAATGAAGGTGGAAATGATTATATAGATTTAGATACATTTATGGTATTAGAAGGAGCTTATACAGCTGAAACAATACCATCTTATGTCCCACACCAAGAACAAAACTACCCATTTACTTTTAGCGAAGGTCAAAGAGCAATGCAAGGAACTACTTTAGAAGATGATGGAATACACAATGCGAGAGCTAGAGTAGATTTAAGTACATTAACTTGGGCACAATATGCAACAAATAAATATCAATCAAGTAGTTTATCAAATGTGATTAAGAAACCATTAAGTCCTAGTATTAAAGCAAATATATTTGCAGAAAAATATATCGTAGTACCGCAAAGTGCTTCTTTTACAAATGGAGTAATAGGTATTGGAACTAATGGTGCTATCTTATGTATGGATGAAACAGGGACACCATCTGGAATTTTAGAATATGAACTATCAGAAGAAGCTCAAAAAACAGAAATAATTCCATATAACGAAACACAACAAGCTCAATATAATGATATCAAAAATGCAAGAAGCTATGATGATATAACTTATATATCAAGTGAAAGTGATGAACTAGGCTTTAATATGAATGTAGTAGCAGTAGCAGATGCAAATAAAGTAATAGATAATCAAAATAATGAAATAGACACAATAAAAAGTAGATTAGATTTATTAGAAGGGTAGGTGAGAAAAAAATGAAAACTTTAATTGAAAAGAAATCAGAAAGAAAAAAGAAAGCATTAATCAACCTAGTAGAAAAAGGCGAATATTCAGTAGCATTTGCTTTAATGGAAGCCGAGAGACTAAACGATGAAGGAAAATTACTAGACAATGATTATGAAGAAGTTGCTGAATATTTAGAAGGATTATTAGAACCAGTTGACACAGAAGAAACTGCAGAGCAATCTGTGGAAAGTGAGGCAGAATAATGGAAAATGTTACAATTGGACAAATAGTAGCTGTAATTGGAATTATATCTACTATCGCAGGCTTTTTTGTAGCAATATATAAGTTCATTAAAAAAGTTGTGCTTGATAAAATTGAAAAAAACACAGTAGATATAAAAATTTTACAAGGGAAAGTAGATATGATAGAAAGTGAAATAAAAGATGGAAAAGAAGAAAGATTGATTTTACTAAAAGGTCAATTAGCTTGTTTAAAAGGCTTGAAGGAACAGGGCTGTAATGGTCCTGTTACCAAAGCCATAGAAGATATTGAACAATACATTTTAACAAAATCACATGAATAGGAGGAGTTATTATGGAAGTTAGTGAAAAAATAAAGAAAATCGCAAAATATACTACTAATATTTTAGCAATAATAGCAGCTTTAATTGCAGGAATAAATGCTGTTGATGGAATAACAATACCTTATGCAACACAAATAGTTCAAGTAATAGCAGTTATTCAAGGTATACTTGGAACATTTTTACTAGGGAATAAAGCGGCACAGAAAATAGAAGAAAACAAGGAGGATTAAAGAATGAGAGGAACAGATGTAAGTGGCTATCAAGGCAATATAAATTGGGATGTTGTAAAAAAACAAATTGATTTTGCAATACTTAAAGCAGGGAATATTGGAGATGATATAAAGTTTTGGGTAGGAGATGCTTTTTATAGAAATTATAATGAATGTACTAGATTGGGCATACCAGTCGGTGTATATCTTTATTGTTATTGCAATGAAGTAGAAAATGCAAGACAAGCAGGGAAAGAAGTAGCTGAATTTCTAAAAGATAAAAAATTACAGCTTCCAGTTTATATAGATATGGAAGATAAAGAAATAAAAGGAGAAGGAAAAGACAAATTAACTGATATATGTATAGCATTTAATACAGAAATTGAAAGAAGTGGAAAATGGGCTGGAGTATATGCTAATAAAGATTGGTTTGATAACTACCTAAACAAAGATGTTATTAAATCAAAATACACAACATGGATTGCACATTTTGGAGCAAATATAAATAAATATAAAGGCGAATATGATATACTACAATATAGTTCAGCTGGTCATATTGAAGGAATTGTAGGAAATGTAGATATGAACGAAATGTATAGAAATTTAATAGCTGAAATAAATGGAAGTACACCAGCACCACAACCGGCACCACAACCAGTAAGAAAATCTAATGAAGAAATAGCAGATGAAGTAATTGCAGGTAGATGGGGAAATGGAGATGACAGAAAAAATAGATTACAAGCAGAAGGTTATGATTATAATACTATTCAAAACATAGTAAATAACAAACTAGGCTATCATCAACAACAAACTTATGTAGTAAAAGCTGGAGATACATTAAGTGGAATAGCTTCAAAATATGGAACAACATATCAAGAATTAGCAAGAAAAAATGGAATATCAAATCCTAATTTGATTTTTCCAGGACAAGTTATTATAATTTAAATTATTATAATTTTAAGTATAAAAATAAAAGGAAGGTGTTGCCTTCCTTTTGTTGATTAAAAGGTTTACTTTTAAATCAAATAATGAAATACTAAAGTAATTACATTATACATTTATGAATTAAAATATGCAATATATATTTACAAATTTTTAAAAATAATATATAATTTGTATAGACAACATTCTTTATAGTTTTTTAACTATGATTTTATCAAGGCTAGTTGGGAGTAATTAACCCAACTAGCCTTGATGCTATATTTTAACGAAGGGAACGTAGGGAAGTTATGAAACATTAAGTAATAATTCAATAAATAGAATAGTAAAGTTATATTTAAGAGCTAAAAATTTTTAGTTCTTTTTTTATTACAGCCACAATGGCTTTGTTTATTCAGTAAATATTTTTTAATAAAATTTTATAAAAAGTGTTGACAGAGTAAACACTTTAGTATATAATGCAGACAAATAAAAAAAAGGAGGAAATAAAAATGAAAAACAAAAGAAGCAAATTAAATAACAAAATTAGACAAGCAATATTCGTTATAGGAGTTCATGCAGTATTTATAGGAATAATATTATATGGATTTAGCCATATAACAGTATATTAATAAAGAAAGGAGGGATTATTATGGGGAATAATGAAGATGAAAGGCAATATTATGAAGATTTACAAGAAATATACAAAACACTAGATACATTAATACCAAAATTAAAAGAAAAAACAGACTACAAAGAAGATTTAATTAATATTAGACTAGAAGTATTTGGCGAAATAGACGAAATGGAAACTCGTTGGCATAATGATTTAATGAACGAAGGAGAAGGCGATGTATTTGAATTAATACAAGAAGAAAACTATTATGATGATATTTGGCGAAAAGAAAATGGGTATGATATTTAGGAGGTAAAAATGGAATATAAGGAAATAATAAAAAAATATACATTTGAACAATTAGTTTATGAAAGAGCAATAGTAGATAAAGAAAAAACAAATATATACATAAAAGATAAAGAATTAAATGAAGAATTTAAAAGAAGGTTGGAACAAAAATAAATGGATTATTTAGATTTAATGATTTCAGAAAATAGAGAAGATTATTATGGAGGTAATTAATATGTTAGCTAAAAAAGCAACTTTAGAAGATGTTAATTTAAAGATTATGGTATGGGGAGAAAGTGGAAGTGGTAAAAGTAGATTTGCATTATCAGCCCCTAATCCAATAGTGATAGATTTAGAAGGAAGTACAAGATTATATGCAGAGCAATTTGATTTTTATAAAGCAGAAGTAGATAAAACAGATACTAGAGCTAGTAATTCAGCAACTTTAACCGTTAATTTGATAGAAGAAATACTAAATGGAGAATATCCAGATAGAAAAACATTGATAGTAGACCCAGTAACAGATTTACTAGATTGTATTGAAGATGTTAGTGCAAAAAAATATGAGCAAATGATAGGTAAAAAGGTCGGAGAATTAAATCAATTGCAAAAAACAAAATGGTATGCATATAGAAGGGAAATGGCAAGAACAGTATTAAATCAATTAAAAGATGTACCAATGAATTTAATATTAGTAGCAAGAGCAAAAAGTTTATGGGATACAAAAGATGGAAAAATGCAACCAGTTGGACTTACTTATGATGCTTTAGATATAGTCGAATATTTAATGGATATAGTAATACAACTAGAAAAAAATGGAGATGAAACAAAAGCAATTGTAAAAAAATCAAGAATAGGTAGTTTACCAAAAATATTAGATGTAAAAGATTATTCATCAATTGAAAATGTATTAAAAGGAAATAAATTAGCTGAAAAAAATGAGTAGGTGGTTAAATGATTGGTACACAAAAGCAAATAATAACATTTAAGAAAGGAGAATAATTATGACAAAGTTAAATTATGAATTATTTGATATAGATAATCTATTAAGTTTATATGGAAAAGGAATAAAATGCGAATGTGATGCAGATAATCAATTAATAATGTGCAGTAATGAAGTAGTATTAGTAAGGAGTGTATAATGAAAGATATAGCAAAAAGTCAATTTGAAAGAATATGTCAAGATGATTTTAACCAATTTAGAGAAATAAGTAAACAATTTCAACAGATAGATACGACAGATATAGATACATTATCACAATTATGTATAAATAGTTGGTTGTTAGCAACAAGATGGAGTGAAATACAAAGCAATGCAAGTAAAATAGCTTTTGAAAATGATATTAACAAAACAGACTTTGGAAATTGGGCATATCAAAAATATAGACAACTCCAAGAACTTCATATCACAGTAAGAAGTTGGTTAAGGTCAGCCAAAGAAGATGAAAGAAGTTTGAAAGGATTAGAAATAACATAATATGTATTGTAAATATTTAAGCAAGACTTTAAAAGGCAATTTAAGATGTAAATTATCAAAAACAATAACTTATATAGATAACTGCAAAAAATGTCTTAAAAACGATTGTCGAAAGAATGAAAGGTGTTTTAATATGGATAGAAAAGAATATATGAAACAATGGGCAATACAGCACAAAAAAGAAAGGGCTGAATATTTTAAAACATATTATAAAAAAAATAAGCTAAACATTGATATAAAAAATAAAAAATGGGCAAAAGAGAACAAAGATAAAATAGCAAAAAACAGTAAAAAATATTATGAAGAAAACAAAGAAAAAATAATCAAAAAAGCTAAAGTGAAAAGAATAGGAAAAAGAATTAAACAATTACAAGAAAAATTAAAAGAATTAAAGGAAAGTTAAAATGTATTGTAAAAATTTATTAAAAAGACATAGACAAACGAAAATCGTTTTTTTCTGCAAGAAGAATAAAAGGTATATAGATATATGGCAAGAGTGTGAAAATTGCCGAGATTTTATTCTCGTAAAGAATAAGCCCATTAAAAAAGTAAGCAATAAAAAAATAACAGTAACAGAAGAAACATACAACAAAGTTATGCAAAGAGATAAATATAAATGCAGGTTATGTGGTACACCTTTTAACTTAAATGAGCATCACATAGTCTATAAGTCAGAAGATAGAAAATTGATAAATGAGCCAACAAATTTAATTGTTTTGTGTACAAAATGCCACGCACTTGTACATTCAAATAAACATTATTGGCAACCTATATTAAAGGAGATGATTAAAAATGGAAATAGATATTGAAAATTATTTAAGTGATACAGAAATTAAAAATATAATAAAAAATATAATAATTGAAGAATTTAGAGAAGAAATTCAAAAATCAATAAGAAAAAATGGGGTATCAAGATTTATTGCAAATTTAGCATATCAAAATGTTTTTGAGGAAATTAATAAAGAAGCACCAAATTTTGAAAATGAAATAAAACAAAAGACTAAAGAAGTAATTGAAAACCTTACAAGTTATTCTGTATTTAGAAAAAAAGATTTAGTTGACAACGAAGATAGTTTAGCACAAAAATATTTAGAACAATCAGTAGAAAACAATAAAGATATTATTGAAAATAAAGTTAAAGACATATTAAATGATTTAAGTAAAACCGATATTTCTTATGAAATAAGCTCAATTATTGAAGATAAAATTGAAAGTTTATTTAAAGGAGATGATTAACAAATGATATTAAAATATAAAGTACCACCACAATATTATACAATGTTTAATAGTCAAAATATAATATATTGTAAAGTATTGAGTACAACAAAGGCATTGAATAAAAAAGTATATTTAGTTAGAATGCTAAATCATTATAATTTAACAAATGTATTTGCAGAAAAAGAATTGAAAAAGCTTAATTTGATTGATAAAATAAAATTAAGCTTTATAAAAAATAAGGAGGAAAAATAAATGAATATTATAGGAGAAACTTTAATTTTTAGGAACGAATTTGGTTATAGTACATCTATATCAAGAAAAAATCAAAATGGAGAATACGAAAAAATGTATTTAAGTGTTCAACTTCCAAGAGGAGTTGAGCTAGAAAATAAAACAAAGATAAATATTACTAAAGCATTTTTAAGTTTTTATAAAAATAAACAAGGATTACCACAAATTAAAATAGTTGTTATGGAATATAAAACAAATGAAGAAGTACAAGAAAGAGAAGCAATACAAAATGAGCAAAACTATAATTATGATTTTGGAAATTTATCATTTTAAGGAGGAATACAAATGTATAAATTAGGAATTAGTTCAACGGAATTTGATTGTTTAATAAAACCTATGAAACGAAAAGATATAGCTGAAATTACAGGGATAAGCGAAAGCTATATATCACAAATTAAAAAAGGTAGAAGTGTATCAAAAGTATTTGCTTATGCTATATGTAAGGCTATTTGCAAGGATTATGAAATAGAAGATTTATTTGTAAAAAATAATTAAAAAAATTTATAAAAAAAGTATTTACAAATTTAAAAATTAAATATATAATAACAACAACAAAAGACGATTGAACAATTAAATAGATATTCAAAGTTTAAGTAATTAAGCTTTTTATATACATAGGGGTAACTTGTATTTCAATCGTCGCAAGTTACCTCTTTTTGTTATATACGAAAGGAGAAATTATGGAAGGCTGGATTAAGTTACACAGAAAAATGGTAGAATGGGAATGGTATAATGATAATAATACAAAAATAGTATTTTTACATCTATTATTAACAGCTAACCATACAGATAAAAAATGGCAAGGAAAAATTATACAACGAGGACAAAAAATTACATCTATACAACACCTTGCAGATGAAACAAATTTAACACCAAAACAAGTGCGAATTGCATTAGATAAGCTAAAAAGGACAAACGAGGTGACAACCAAAGGGACAAACCAATATACTCTTGTAACTATTGAAAAATATAGTGATTACCAAGATTATGATAAAGAAGAGGGCAAGCAAGAGGGCAAGCAAGAGGGCAAACGGAGGGCAAACGGAGGGCAAACAAAGGGCAACAAACAATAATGATAAGAATATAAAGAATGAAAAGAATATAATAAAAGAAAAAAAAGAAACAGAAATTGATAAAATTATAAAAGACAATTTTACAGATAAAGAAATAATTGATACTATATATGAATTTATTAAAATGAGAAAGTCAATAAAAAAACCATTAACAACTAGAGGTTTAGAATTAATGATAAAAAACTTAAATAAATTATCAATAAATGTAGATGAACAAATAGAAATACTAAATAATTCAATAATGAATAATTGGCAAGGTGTATTTCCACTTAAACAAAATACACATAAAAAACAAAAAATCAATTATGAAGAAATTACATACACAGAGGAAGAATATAATCAAATGATGAAAAACACTTAATAAGGAGTGATGAAATATGTTTGATGAAGAATTAGAAAGAATAGTTTTATATTATATAATTTTTGAGCAAGAAGAATTAGAACTAGAAATAGATGATTTTATAAGCTTAAAAAATCAAAAAATATATAAAGCAATAAATACTTTAAAAAATAAAAAGAAAGAAATAAATATAAAATCAATATGTCAAGAAATTGGAAAAAACGAAGCGGATATTGTTGAATATATAAGTCAAATGCAAGATGAAACTTATAAATATAAATGTTCAGTAGATTATGCATTTAACAAAATAAAAGAATTAACAAAAAAAAGAAAAACATTTAATCTTATTCAAAAGATGCAAGAAGAAATAAAAAATGTAGATGAAATTGAACTTTACATAGAAAAAAATATAAAGGAATTAAATCAGATTAATTCTAGAGGGCAACAAGAAAAAAGTTTTCTAGATATGGTAGTAGATACAACAAACATAATAGAACAGAAAATGAAAAATGAATATGACTATAAATTATATACTGGATTTATGGATTTAGACAAAGTAACAAATGGATTACATGAAGAAGAACTAACAGTTATAGGTGCAAGACCAGGAGTAGGAAAAACAACATTTGCATTGCAAATTGCAGAAAAAATTGCAAGAAATGGATTAAAGGTAGCAATAGTAAGTTTAGAAATGTCTGAAAATCAAATAATACAAAAAATAATATCAAGAAGAGCAGGAGTTGATAGTAACAAAATTAGAAAAGGTTCATTAAATGATATAGAAGCACAAAAAGTAACAGTATCAGCTATGGAAATTGCAGATTTGCCGATAACTATTACAACAAAGACAAGAACAATAGAACAAATAGAAATTTTTGCAAGAAAGTTGAAGAATAAAGAAAATTTAGGATTATTAATAATAGATTATATACAACTTATTAAGAGTAAGAATAAATTTAACAGCAGAGAACAAGAAGTTGCAGAGATTACAAGAACATTAAAATTATTAAGTCTAGAGCTAAAGATACCAGTTATAGGCTTATGCCAACTAAATAGAAATGCATCAAGGAATGAACCAACATTAGCAGATTTAAGAGAAAGTGGAGCAATAGAACAAGATGCAGATAATGTAATATTTTTGTATAGAGAAAAAGAAACAGAGAATGATGAGGAATTAACATCAGAAAATATTATAGTAGATTTGCAAAAGCAAAGAGCTGGAGGATTAACTAGGGTAACACTTAAATTTGTAAAAACATTTAGTGAATTTAGAAATTTAGTAAGGAGATAAGTATGAAAAAAATAATAAATGAAGTTGATATTAGAAAAGCATCAAATGTAGAAAGATGTAAATTAATAATTGAAATAATTAAACGGGAATGCAAAATATAAGAAATATAATGTGTAAAAATATACAGAAGGAGTAAATTATGGAAATAAGTATTGGAGAATATGTAAGATTAAAAAATGGTAAAATAATAAGATTTGAAAAATTTGGTATATACAGGACACATACAAGAAAAATTAATGGAAAATACGAAACGGGTACTTTTGAAAATAAATGTATAATTTCAGGAAGATGTCATTATAAATACGATAATATAGTAAAACATTCTAAAAACATAATAGATTTAATCGAACAAGGCGACTATGTAAATGGGTATAAAGTTTTATATGTTTGCAATAAAGAACCTTGTCCTAGTGGAAAATATGTAGATATAGATTGTGATAAACCAAGTGAAGAAAGTTATTTTTTTGAAGATGAAATAAAATCAATTATCACAAAAGAACAAATAAAACAAATAGAATTTAGAATTAAGGAGTAAAGCCTATGAATAATATAGAAATATTAGAAGAATTAAAAGCAAGATTAAAATTGTACAAAAAATCAACAGACGTTCAATTCACTTTTACAAAAAGTGATATACAAGCCATAGAAAATCTAATACAAGAAAATAAAGAATTAAAAGAAAAAAGAGAAGAATATGAAAAACAATTAGATTTAGATTATGTAAAAGAAAACTATATTCCAAAATCAAAAATTGAAAAAGCATTAGACAAAATGAATGAAAGATATATGACACCAGAAGCTATATCAAATTCAAATGGAGCAACATTTAATTATTGGACAGGCAAAAGAGATATGTGTATAGAACTTTTAGAAAAAGGAGAATAATATGAGTGAAGAAGAAATAATCAAAAACATTGAAGATATGTTATTACACGCAGAAACTAATTTGTTAGATTATGAAGCATTGGCAATACAAGGTTTATTAGATTTATATAACAAAGAAAAAGAAAAGAATAAAAAGATAGAAGATAAAATAAAAAGAAAAATAGAATGGTATCAACAATATTGTGATTTAGATGACCAAACTATAAGAGCTTTAGAAGATATTTTAGAATAATAGGAGGAAGATATGAAGCATATTGTAAACTTTTCTGGTGGAAAAGATAGTACAGCAATGTTATTAAGGATGTTAGAAGAAAAAATGCAAGTAGATGAAATATTATTTTGTGATACAGGAAAAGATTTTCCAGATATGCTAAACCATATTGAGCAAGTAAAGAAGTATATAAAGGAAAAATATAATAAAGACATTATAACACTTAAAGCTGAAAAAAGCTTTGATTATTATATGTTTGACCACGAAAAAACAAAAGGAAAAAATAAAGGCAAAAAAGGATATGGTTGGGCAACAATGCTTTGTCGATGGTGTACAAGCAATCTTAAAACTAAGGTTATAAATAATTATTTAAAAAAATATAAAAAAGAAGGGTATAAAGAATATATTGGTATAGCTTATGATGAGCCTAAAAGGATAAAAGATAAATGTTATCCATTAGTTAACTGGAAAATGACAGAAAGCGATTGTTTAAAATATTGTTACGATAGAGGATTTAATTGGAATGGTTTATATGAACATTTTGATAGATTAAGCTGTTGGTGTTGTCCATTAAAGAACTTAAAAGAATTAAAAATATTATATACATACTATCCAGAATTATGGAAGCAATTAAAAGAAATGGACAAGAAAGCCTACAATCAATTCAGGGCAGATTATAGTGTAGAACAATTAGAAGAAAAATTTAGAGGAGGACTAAATCAAAATGAATTATAGTGAAGAAGAAAAAGAAGTTATTGATAAAATAGAAACACTTTATAAATATTTAGATGTATGGAAAGAAAATTATACAATAGTTCCAGAAGATAAAAGATATTTTAAAACATTATTAAATCTAATCCAAAAACAAAACAAGATAATAGATAAATTTTCAAAAGCATTAGTAAATTGTGTAGGAACTTGTCCAATAGATTATAACGATGATTTTGAAAATGATTGTGAAAATTGCCAAGATACGCTTGAAAAATGTTGGATTGAATTTTTTAAGAAAGAGGTAGAAAAAAATGTTAAAAATGTGTAAAAACATAAAAAAGTCCTTTGAAAAAATGTGTAAAATAACACAAAAGTAGTACGAAAAATGTGGGAAATTACACAAAAGTCATTGGGAAAATGTGAGACTTACGGATATGTGAAATATAGTAATAATAAAAAATAAGGATATGTGTGAAAGGAGAAAGTATGAGTAAGAAAACAATAGTATTTGATTTTGATGGAGTAATACATAAAGGTTATAAAGGTTGGAAAGATGGAAGTATATATGGAAAAATAGATTACGAATTATTATATTACATAAAAGAATTAATGAAAGATTATTATATTGTTATATCTAGTAATAGACCAGCAGAGCAAATAGTAGAATTTTTAAATAAAGATGCTAATAATCCATTAGATGTTGAAGTATTTAAAAAAGATATGCAAGGAAATATGTATTGGAATAAAGATAATGTTGTAGGAGTAACTAATGAAAAAGCTGTTGGAATATTATATGTTGATGATAGAGGATATAGATATAAAAATTTATCGGATTTACAAGAATTTATAGAATATTCGGTAGATTTATAGAATTGAAAGGAGAACAAAGCTAATGAGTAATGAATATAATAGACCTTTTTACGAAATAGTATGTGGCTTAAATAATTATAAACTAGGAACAATAATAGAAAGTGAAACAGGTCAAAGATATAAATTAACAAAAACAGATAACGATTATAGAAAATTTTCAAGAATAGACAAAGGATTAAGATTTTTAACTTATGAGAATATGAATAAAAAATTTAGAATTGTAGAAGAACAAGAAGAAATAGATATACAAGAAATAAATTTGGATTTTGCTAGATTATCACAATTCCCTATAAAAAACTCAAAAGGGCAAGAAGAAATATTAGAAGTATTATTTGTAGAAATCCAAGAAAAAATGAAAGAATTAGCAAGAAAGATAAATTATCTAGATAAAAATATAAAGGAGAAATAGATTATGGAAATACAAGGACATACAATTCAAAATGGAGAACCAAGTCCTACTAATCCTGCTAGAATATATAACAAAGATGTCTTTGAACTTATGGGTAATAAAGTTGATTTAAGTATGATATTTTTAAGTGCTGAAAGATATGCACTAGGTAGAGCAACATACATAGTAAAATGGACTTGTGAAGTAATAGCAAATAATCTTGATTTAATTACACTCAAAGATAAAAAATTAATGATAAGAGATATAAAAGGACAAGCAGATAAAGGTTATGATAAACCTTATGGTTGGGATTGCGATAAAAGAGATTGGATGAATTTATTGGAAATCCTAGAAAAAAGAGTTGAAGAGGAAGAAAGAGAGGTAAAATAATATGGATTTAGAAGATGCAAAATGCTATGCAATTGTTGGATTGATAATTATATTAGCAATATTAAGCCTTATATTGCCAATATGTATTTTTGTAAATATAGGAGAGCAAAGAGATATGGAGCTAGAAAAATATAAAATAGAAATGCAATATAAACATGGAGATGTTGTAGAAGAAAAAGAGGAGGTTAAATAGATGAATAAAAATACATCGAAAGCATTAGACAATTTAACAATTAAGCTAGATGAACTATTAAATGAATTGGAAAACTCAGATTTAAACCTTGATGATAAAATTGAACAAGCTCATGTATATTACAATGTATTTAAGTTTATAAAAAAAGAGGATTTTGAACATAATTTAGCGGTTATGAATAACGATATTTTGAAAAGAAAATTTGGTTTACATGATTTAGATTTATAAAAAAAGAGGTGATACAAATGATACATTTACCTATAAGATTTAAGAAGTATAATATAACTTATGATTTAATTAAGATATACGAAAATTTTGGATTATACGAAAATAGGGAAATAGGAGTAAAAGAATGTTTTACTCCACATCAGTTAGGAACGTTAGAAGAGGAAATAAAACCAGATAAAGAAGCAAGAAAAGGCGGAGCTTGTAAAATAGATTAATAAGAGGTGGTACAAATGAAAACT